CAAATCAATTATGGCAAGTGCATTACTTTTTTCCTATGGAACAATACACATTTGTTCGCGATCTTTATAGAACTGCAGAAAACAATCTGCTAAAAATGCAGTATGACAATCGTTTACAAACAGATTGCATAAGTGAACTCAACAACATTTGTCAAGTATGGGCACCTTACTTTAGTGAATTAGTAGGTGAAGAACTTACTCCACAAGTCGGTTGGGCATGTGTTGACCTTCCAGATGCTAAAATACACATGCACAAACTACATGCAGATATAAAAGTACAAGTACAGATACCTTTGACTGTGGCAATTACCAAAGGTCTTGAATACGCATTTTGTACAAATTCTGAAGTAAACAATTCATCTACAGATGATCATAATCCATTAAAACCAATCAACCAAGATGATTGTGAATATGTAAAACATCTATCACGCAGTGCTATAGTTTACAAAAACTCCCCAAGAACATTTAACGGTATGATGAACACTGTTCCGTTAGATACGGTTAGAGAAACACTTTGGCTTAATTACACATAGTTTACCAAAACAGTTGATCTATATTGTAGATGTGTTATTATTAGGTATGTTCAAAACTAACACAACAAGCAAAATATTCAATATGATGGTTGACGTGCTAAATAAAAGTGCGTATACTGTAGTTGCAGTGTATGTCGAACACAAACAAGATGAGTAGTTGCTCATCGAAATATAATGAAAGAGTAGTTGTTGCTACTCGTAGGCACATAGGAGATATAAAATGGCTTCATTAGCAGAAATAAGAGCTCGCCTTGCAGCGGCAGATAATAAGCAAGGCAATCAGTCATCCGGCGGTGATGGCGCAATTTATCCACATTGGAATATGAACGAAGGCGATAGTGCAGTACTACGTTTCCTTCCCGATATGGATACAACTAACACGTTCTTTTGGATTGAACGTGCAATGATCAAACTTCCTTTCAATGGTATTAAAGGGCAAATGGATAGCAAAAGTGTTCAAGTGCAAGTACCTTGTGTTGAAATGTGGGGAGAGACCTGCCCAATCCTAACAGAAGTACGTCCTTGGTTTAAAGATAAATCACTAGAAGATATGGGTCGTAAGTACTGGAAGAAACGTAGTTATGTAATGCAAGGATTTGTAAGAGAGAATCCAATCTCAGATGATAAATCAGATAAAGCAATTAGACGTTTTATTATTGGTCCGCAAATTTTCCAAATCATTAAGAGTGCATTGATGGATCCTGAATTAGAGGAACTACCTACAGATTATGCAAGAGGTTTAGACTTTAGAGTAAGCAAAACTTCTAAAGGTGGTTATGCTGATTATAGTACAAGTAAATGGGCAAGGAAAGAAACTGCACTTACAGAAGAAGAAGCCATTGCTATTGACTCACAAGGTCTTTATAACTTAGGTGATTTCTTACCTAAGAAACCTACAGAAGAAGATCTCAAGGTGATGAAAGAAATGTTTGAAGCATCAGTTGATGGGCAAGCATATGATCCTGATCGTTGGGGATCATACTTTCGTCCAGCAGGAATGCAAAAGCCCGAAGGATCAGCACCAGCACCAGTAATGGCAGCGGCTGCATCGGCAACAGCAACACCTGTAGAAGTTAGTGCTGTAGTAACAGAAACTGCTCCAGCACCTGTGGCAACTCCAGAGGAAATGGGAGCAACACCAACTGCTCCAGTTGAAACTCCGGCATCGGCACCACAGACACAGAAAGCAGAAGACATACTTGCTATGATTCGTAGCAGACAGTCTGCAACTTAACACGGCAACGGAGGGCAAGGTTTTTTTCCTTTCTCCTTGCCCTCATTTATCTGTATATATAAGGTTATAAACTAGGAGAACATAATATGCAGTTTGGGCTGGTATTTGACAAAACTAATGACACTATTGATTTTGTATCAACAAATAGCGACTTGGTAAACTATTATGTAACATCAGTAAATGCTGATGATAAAAACAGTTTTAAAATTCAAAACTTAGAACTTTTTAGTAATATCAAATATTTACAAAAGTGTATTATAGATACCAATGACTTCTTTGAAAACAAACTTAACAAAACTACTTTTACTGAGTTTGTAAATGCAAATATTTACAATCAAACAATTCTAAACCGCCTACATATGGTTTGGGTAAAGTTTCAAATTGAAAATCCTTCTATTTCTACTATGCTAGAAAAAATTGATAACACCTTGTTAACAAAATTTAGAGATATAAACAATATATTACATAAAATTGAAAGTACAAAGTTTGTAATTTCAAATTTTAATACCTACAAAATGTGGTCTTGTGAAAATATATTTGAAAGTAATATCATAGACTTCAACTCATATAATTTGTCTATTAATTTTAATAACCTAGGAAGAAGTACATATAACAAATGGATGAATCACGATGACAATGCATACGATAGTGATACCAATGACTTTACTACTCTTAGTGGTGAATTAATTTTAAAAACTTCCAAGTCTTACACAATGGCTGCACCAATAGAATATGTAGAATGGTGTCAAACACATAACGTATTGCCTGTTGGGCATGTTATTGGATTAGGCAACCTTGTACAACCAACACAGTCCGCACAGGAAATATTATCTAGGAACATGCAAATTGAAAGCAATGGAATCACTATTAAAGTTTAGGCCAAAAAAAGATTATATTTGTAATAAAACTGGTCTTGCTTGGCTAAAACTTGATATCACAGTACCTGTTGAAGAAATTCATAATGAATTTAAAAATTGTGCCAATAAGGTAGTTCAGCATAGATCCAATGATAAATGGGCAAATCTTTCACACAAAGGTTGGTGTAGTGCAACATTGTATGGAGTAAATTCAACTACTACCACTAGCAGTAACTTGCAACACAGTTGGACTGAATTAGCAGATCAGTGCCCAAAAACAACCAAGTGGATCAATGACAATTTCACTATTAGTAAAAGCACAGGCAGAATTCGATTTATGTTGCTCGAACCCGGAGGGTACATACTTCCGCATAATGACAGAGATATCTCTGGATTAAAGGAAGTAAATGTAGCAATTACACAACCTAAAGGATGTGTGTTTAGATTTTTAGATAGAGGAACAATACCTTTCTGTGTAGGCGACGCATACATAATTGACACTAGCAATAAACATTTGGTATGGAACAACAGTGATCAATATCGATTACACATGATATTACATACAAACATCGAAGACAAGATTTTGGAAGATAGTTATGCAAACCGCTTTTATAGTACATGATTGTAACAACGAAAGTTTGTTACGATTTACACAAACGAAATTATTTTTTGATGCAAAAAATCAAGGAATAAATTTGTTTAAACATATTGTTACGGTTCCAGATTATGCTTCGGCCGAAGCAAAATACACCGAAGGAGATGTAATATTAGAAACTGGAGATTTCTTAACAACAGAGTTTCGTAAGAATCATTTCACTAAGTATGCCCATGGTAGCAAGTATGTAATAAAATTTGACAAAACTATACCAATTGATTTTAAACAAAGGTACTACAAGCCGGGTACAAAGCAACTGTATGTTGTGGAAAATTTATTAAAAGTTTGTTTAACTAGTAGTAAATTAGTATATTTAGATAACAACGAAGGCAATACTAAGGATTATATTGCCGCAGATCATTTATATGGATTAGCAAGTGGATGGAAAACTGCACAATATGCACTTACAAATAACTACAAAACAATAACAGTATACGATTATAATCAAAGACAGTTAGATTTTGCAAAATGGCTACACAGCCAACCAGAACTTCCTGACAGTGTTGATATTACAGGACCACTTAGTGGCACCTATAGTCCGTCTGCCGATATCAGGCAAAACTGGAAGTTCTGGCATAATATGCTTGTTGATTTTAAAATTATTGATTTGTATGATACACCTGTGTTTCCAGAAAATAGCTTGATCTGGATTAGCAATGTTTTTAACTACGAAGCAACTCTTTTTACATACGGGTATGAAAAAACAATTTATGCAAAAAATAGGTTGCACGAATTGAATAATAATAGTATAATAGTAACTAACTAAACAAGGAATAGGAAAAAATGGCAAAACCTTTTGACGTAAGCAAATTTCGTAAGGACATTACAAAAAGCATTGATGGATTATCTATTGGTTTTAACGATCCAACAGACTGGATTAGTACAGGCAACTATGCATTAAACTATTTAATTAGTGGCGACTTCCACAAAGGTTGTCCACTAGGTAAAGTTACAGTGTTTGCTGGTGAATCAGGAGCAGGTAAAAGTTATTTTGCCGCAGGTAACATTGTTAAACATGCACAAGAGCAAGGCATATTTGTTGTGCTCATCGATACTGAAAATGCATTAGACGAAGCATGGTTACAAGCACTAGGTGTTGACACTAGCGATGAAAAGTTACTTAAACTAGCAATGAGCATGATTGACGATGTTGCAAAAACAGTTAGCACATTTATGAAAGACTACAAAGCATTACCAGATGGTGAACGCCCTAAGGTACTGTTTGTAATTGATTCATTAGGAATGATGCTTACTCCAACAGATGTTAATCAATTTGAAGCAGGAGACATGAAAGGTGACTTAGGTAGAAAGCCAAAAGCACTAACGGCTCTTGTTAGAAATACTGTAAACATGTTTGGTAGTTACAACGTTGGTATGGTATGTACTAATCATACCTATGCATCACAAGACATGTTTGACCCAGATGATAAGATATCAGGTGGACAAGGTTTTATCTATGCATCAAGCATTGTTGTTGCTATGCGTAAACTTAAACTTAAAGAAGATGAAGACGGTAACAAGATATCGCAAGTTAAAGGTATACGTGCCGCATGTAAGGTTATGAAAACTAGATATGCAAAACCGTTTGAAAGTGTACAGGTTAAGATTCCATATGAAACAGGTATGAATCCTTATAGTGGACTTGTTGATCTAGCAGAAGCAACTGGCTTGTTAACAAAACAAGGCAACAGATTACGTTTCCTAACAAGCGACAAAGAAGAGATATTACAGTTCCGTAAGGCTTGGGAACGTAACGAAGATGGTTGTTTAGATAAGGTAATGCTTGACTTCAATAAAATTGAGGAAGTGCTAAGTACTCCAGAAGAAGAAGAGGTAATAGAAGTTGCCGCTCCTGCTGAAGAAGAAACATTTAACGAGGAGAACGTATAGTGTCATTAGACTTAGCCGCACTAGTATGGAAAGAAACAAGACAGTTCATGCACGACACAGGTGATATCAAAGAAGCTGCAAACCATGTAGTTGAAGCACTTATGTCGCATAATTCTGCTGAAGAGATAAGAGAAGCATTTAAATTTGATGGTGCAATCAAACTAGCAGTAGGTGACTATCTTGGTGAATCGCATGAAGATGATCTTGAAGAAGATGAACGTGACGAACTATTAGAACAGTATGACGAAGACGGTGAATTTAACTACGACGAGTACTAGTATATGTGGTATAGCAAAGTAACCAACAATCTTGCAGAGA